CCAGTATACTCCCTCTCCTGCGGCAGCGTTAGCAGGGTTCACCAACAGTGAGTTAGACCCAGTAGCTGCCTCATCAGTACTCTGGGATATAGCAGACCCAGAAGCTGTATACATTGTAATCGTTGAGCTTTCAATAGACGGGTTAGTTACAAGGTTTACAGACGGTATACCTCTATCAACTGTCAGTATAGTAGTTACTGCATCATTAGCTACGCTTGCATCCCGAAAAGGGTAATACTTAGTGAAAGCATGTGTACTAGTACGAGTACTGGGGTCTACTTCCCATCCTGCCCACTGATTGTTATAAATTGCCATTCACGATCTCCTATCGGTTATTTGTCCAAGACACTAATGCTACCATACTGCCTAATACTACTACGGTATGAGTAATTAATAGTCCGACAGCTATTAGACCGGTTTTAGCTCCCACTATTCGGCTTCGCCAATCATGTAAGCCTTCAACATCTGTATTCAATTTTTCCATACTCGTAACTAATCTTTCATTTAAAGATTCTTGAGTCTCTATATATCTATCCAAACGCTCTGTGTAAATCGCTAATTTTACAGCAGTAGACTGGTTAGCCATTGCTTATCGACCAAAGGCTAGAATACGGACTGTGACGGTACCGGCAGCAGTATTTCCCTCGTCGAGTACGGCTCCATCAGAACCTGCTTCATACAAGTCCAATGTAGCATTTGAATAGTCGTACTGGGCTACCAACCCAATAGATTCCGGTTCAGCAATTACTATAAATAATTGTTCTAATCCTAGATCAGCGGCAGTTAATGAGCCAGCGGCATAGGAACTGGTGAAAGTAGCTGTTTTAAACACATAGCGGCAGTCTCCGGGGACACCCCCCATGTCACTAGCAGTACCAGTTTGGGCAATTGTAAAAGCCATTTATATTCCTCCAAATTACAGTTCAAGTATGTGGCTCCCCCCGAAGGAGGAGCCACATCAATAAGACCTAATTACGCACTCAAGTCACCAATCTTAGCGTGTACATCGAAACGATGTGCCCTAAGTTCACCCATGGTATAAAGCAGACCACGAACTACCAACGCATTAGCTGCGAAGTAGTCACGGTTCTCAATATACTGCGTAGGCTGTGCTATCGCAATTTCAAGGTAGTCTGTGTCCAAGATGTAAATGTTGGAACCCAGAACCGCATCAGCCGTAGAAACTGACTTAGGTGTGTCAGCATCTGGCAGAATCGGAATACCCTGATAAGTAGCAAGAATAAGACCAGTTCGAGTACCGGGGAAGGTCTTTTCAGAACCTACGCCAACTTGATACTCTTCCTGACCACTATATCGTTGCTGCGAGTTGAGCAAACGCTCAAGTTTGAAGTACTGGTCATGACCCATTATAATGATTTTTGGCTCACCACCATTCTCACGAATCTTCTGGATACCTGTGTCCAGCAAGTTCAATGAGAGGTCTCGTGATACACCTGCATTCGTCTGAACACTGGCTGCTGCATTCCACTCACCTGCCGTCCTATCTGAGATAGTTAGGTCGTAAGCTCGTGTCTCTGATGTGCCGCCACCAGTGTCCTGTGCATCTTCTGAAACTATGTCGTCTAGGGAAGTGAAACCCGCACGACTGTAGATGTATGCAACGTCACCATTCGCAAAAGCAGTTCCTGATGCAACAGTAACAGCACCAGATGTGGTGTTGACTGCTGAAATTGCAGAACCGCTTGTCCTGTCCTGTCCAGTACCAGTATCACTCATAGATACAGCATCACCAACTTGGAAATTGCTGGCTATTGCTGCTGGTACAGTAAAGGACGTTGTGCCACCTGCGGAAACCAAGTAGGCCCCACCAGCTAGCAATTCAGTATTCAACTCTTTGAGGTGATCCTTCTGAGCCGCTTCACTTTCAACGGCGAGGACATCCCCGATACCACCTTCCAAACCAGCCGTAAAGACTGACTTGACTGATGCACCGAAGGTCGTCGAAATTATACGTGGTAGTGACGAGACTACTTCGATGTTGGATACGTCTACGGTTGGAATTGAACCCGTCTCTGTGACCGGTCGTGATCGAGTATCACCACGGTCAGTACGGAGCCTCCAACCAACTGTGCTACCCCAAACATTTCGGGGAAGCGCATTAAACACACGAGTCTGGTTGTTTAGTGCTGTCCAGACCTTCCTACCATATGTAGCTGTAAATACGTTAGTACCTGCACCATCTACAGTATGGTATGTTTGCTTCGCCATATAGTCTGGGCCAAGAATAGACTGACCTAGGCCCCTATTTGACTGGGCAATAAATTCACTAATTGATATAGCCATTTTTACTTATCCTCCATTTAGGAATAGAGTTCAGTCGGCAAACCTTCGGTCTGACCGGACTCAACCCGCTCTTGTAGAACTCGAAGTTCTTTGAATGAAAGCTTCGAAAGCTGATCCACTACATCTTCCTGCTCTTGAGCTTTGGAGATGAATGTTTCGCTCTCTGTGCCAAGTGTCTCATCTGGAATAATCCTAGGAGCCTGAAGTCCTGTCTCTTCACGGAACCCCATCCGTTCTAGCCGGGAAACAACCTCAGCGTCACTCGACTTTTTAATACCTGTCTGGTAGTCCGCAACCTGCTTCTGTAGGTCTTCAAGTTGCTTCTTCATACCAATTATTCTATCCTGACTACGCCCTTCTCGCTCTTCCCGCTCTCGTCTCTCGTCTTCGGTCTCTTCTCTTCCTTCACCATTATCCTTCTTGAGTCCTATCCCAGCCTTCTCTAGTCCTTTTGCGAATCCTGTTGATACTGCATCCGGGTTTCCCCCAGCTACTATAGTATCTTGAGCATCCTTAGTGGGAGTTCCCGTTGCGGTATCAATCGTCTCGGGGGAATCATCAGCTTTATCTTTAATGCTCGTCCCACTAACTTTCTTCTCCTGCACATCAATGCCAACCTCGTTATCTGACTTTATCATAGCTATAACTTCCGCAGCCACACCTTTAATAAGAGCGTTGTATTGCTCTTCTTCGGCTAGCTGAAGGTCTTCTTCATACTCATAATCTTCTGCTTGTTCAAGTCGGGCTTCCATTTTCTGTAGCACATCAGCTACAGCAGACAACCCTAAGGTATTACCCTCTAGTTGTTTCTGGATTTGATCCATTACATCGCTATTTTCTGCCATATCTTAACCTCCATTTAAGGTTCCTATTATGTGTTTTACATAAAGTTGGTCTAAGCCACCCCCGACTTTATACAAAAAAATATACTGAACAGTAAACTCTGCTCAGTATATTATACTCGTGTTATAAAAAAATCATACTATAAATATGATTAGTCTATATTTTCGGGAACCTTACCACTGGTTATTACTTTTAAGACATCGTTTCTAAGTGCATAAAGATGTTGTTGTATAAGTTTCTTTACCTTTTCACATTGAGTTCCCTCTGGTAAAGAGGCTTCTATTACATCCAATACTTGCCCAACTGTGCGAGAGTGCCTCCCCATAAGCCACTCTTGGTTATCCGTTATTTGCTCTGCTAGATTCATAAGTCCGTTCCCCTATCTTGCTTTCCTATCTCCACCCCTCATTAAATAGAATAGTTTTTCTTTACCAGACATGGATGAAAACTCGTTGGCTGATCCCCCCGTGATAGACCTTTTATCTGCCTCCACAGGTTTTTTTACTTGCCTCCAGTATCCCTTAGTCACCTTAAACTGATTAGTTTTTTTATTAAGCTTAGTGTAAGGGTCTACCCATTCTGATGAAGTTTCTGTCTGTGGTTTATTATACTCATTTTTTCTAGGAGTGAATACAGTTTTATTACCGGTTGTCGTCACAGAGTACTGTGCTGATAGAAGCTTCTTAGCATTGTTGTGTATCTTAGCCTTCAGCACCGTTCCAAAATTCATCGGCATGTATTTAAGTCCCCCATACTTCCGGTAATTCTAATTCAAACTCTGACTCTTCGTTATCATATCGGTCTAAGTAGATAACTTCTTTTCCTACTTGCCCATATTCGGGGTGGAAATATAAAACTATCTGCTTAGGTTTAGTTATTACATTCAGGCGGCTGATAGTATATTCATCCCCACCTTTCATTGTACCGCAAATATGCAAACTTCCAGTCCCAATATCTATCTCATCTACCCGATGGAAGTGTCCTAACAGAACATCATCAAAGGATGAGGATATATTGAACTCATCATCTGCTATAAGCTGTGTCTTATACTGTAGTACGGAACGCAGGGCGGTAACCGTCCGAAGTATGGTGGCTGTAGCTCCCCCGCCGCCGATAGAATCCCCATGCATCATCAATACATTTCTATTGGCTATATTGCTAACATGGCTTACAGACTTAGGAATCTCGAAAATGATGTTAGTTTGCTTGGAAACAAACACAGCTACCCACTGGTATAGCATGTAGTCCCAATCCATGTACCTATCTTTTGATGGAACCTTCCTTGTCATACGACCATGATTTCCTACCACACAAGGTACTCTAATCTTCTCAAAATGTGGTGCGAGGAACATAAGAGCTTGACTAATAATCTTTGCCCCGTACATCATCTGCATCATACAATTATCTATGTTAGTTCGGGCAAGTTCCTCATGTATATCACCGGAAACCATATCACCTAACATAGGAATAACTAACTCATTCACATCACAGATGTTACGCCTATACTCTGCTAGGCTAAGAACTTGGTTAGACCATCCCCACATTCGTCTGCTAAACAACTCTATATCATATTCGTTTAGTCCAACTGTCTGTTCTCTCTTTACATTATCCCCGACATGAGTATCCGTTAGAGGTGCTACCATAACTTGGGATGACTGTCCTCTTTTCCCCGACCCCGGCTTCCTGATAGGATATTGCTTAATAGCTTTGAGAGGAGTTACATATCTTTTAATAGTATCTATCAGAATTTCAGACCGGGTGGAATCTTTAATTACTCGTTCATATAATTTCTTGTAGTAAGCAGATTCAGCTTTGTATGTAGCTACCCGTTTATCTAATCTTATACGATCTTTAATGAAGTCTTCCTCTTCTTCAGGAGCAATTACATCTGCCATGTTAGCAGCAGCCTCATCCATCAGAATGTCTAAGTCAACCCCTTCCCTGTCATACCATCGTTGTATAGTAGACCTATGAAGTTCTATCCCGTACTCATCAACTAACCACCTAGCTAGTCCTGTCCATGTCTGTCCTGCTTGCCTTTTCTGTATCAGTTCCTGCTTCGCAATCTCTGGAATCATAAACCCCTCCAACTATTCTTAACTTGTCTACTACTAGTTTACTTCTACAGGTACGTCTATGTCAATAGCTTTCAATAAACTTATCACGGAACCTTCGGCTTCCAAAACCTTAGATACATTCTCCATCTTTTTAAACTCTGAAATGAACAGTTGACCTTTAGCCGGTTTGTTTTTCCCTCCTCTACCCCAAGGATTACGCACAGGGCCAGTATACGATTTGCCTGAAGGAGGATCATCAACGAAATTTTCCGGAACCCCGGCAACTCCCGGTCTCCGTTTAGTAGGGTCTAATTTTTTATTTACAATAGCATCTTCTACTAACCATGTAGCAAATTCTTGGACAGATACTGATTTTTTCTTATCAGTTTGATTTACCGGCTCTCCTCTAAGGAACCTATCTAATTTTGTAACTCCGGAAGTTACAGTCTTATCTTTATTGTCATTCTTCTTTTTCTTGGACTGCATCCCCATACGCCGTTTAGAGTCACCTCCGAAAGTAGGAGTAAATACTCCGGGGTCGGAGGCTACTGCAACCGTTCCACCACTAGCTAGTCCACCCCCACCGTCACCTCCACCATCTTTCTCCATCATATATGTTCCTAATGGAGGGCTAGGTTTAGTTATTCCCTTGTCTTTTAACCTATCCTCTAAAACATCAGACATACCTGCTCTAGCAGCATCAATTCTGCTTTGCTCTCTAGCTTCTTCCATAGCTTCGGTTGTTTCAGCTAGTGCATCTCTATCTTTTTGCGCCAGATTACGATTATCAGAGGGTTCTTTTCTTTTTACTGGACTTAGATCAGGATTGCGTCGCTCCTTATTAAGGAAACCCTGTAAATCACTTAAATTACTCATCGTTCATTATGTCCTCAGTTACTAGATCAGTTTGAGTTATTTCAGTTCTAGTAGTTTCCGGGGGTCTAGAGAACGTAGCTTTCTCTACTCTAGCTAATCTACCATTATGTAGGAAGGCTACAAAATTATCATTATCTTGAGAGAACCACAACTTTGAGCCATCATCTGATAATTCTTTAACAAGCGGGGCTGGATACCCTTTTTCAATGAGGTCTTGCATCCATGACTTGGTAGCAAACAAATCATAAAAATCTTTCTTCTTATCCTCAAGTTTATTTGTTTCGTTTTGAACAGCTACCATACTATTGTCCGGAGTAATCCCACCAAAGATACCCTTATGCTTTCGCTTATGACGAGGAATGGCTAACTTCAGTTGCTGCTGTAGTAATCCTGCTAACTCTGGGGAAAGCTGTTCTTCTTCGCCCCCGCCTTCTTGTTCCTGCTGCTGCTGTTGTTGCTCCATCTCTGCCTGTTGTTCAGCTTGCTCCATTTGTTGTTCTTGCTGCTCCACTCCCAACTCCATCTGTTTAGTCTGCGCCTCTATCATCTTAGGCTTACCAGAAATCACAAACCGAGCTTCTTCTACATCTACATTCGGGTCTTTCAAATGAATTGTATAACCTAACTGGGCTAATTGAGCGGCTAACTGTGTTCGCTGTAAAGCGAAGCTAATTCTAGTAGCTTCAGCTTTTTCCTCAGGATTTGGAAGTTCTAGTTTCCATTGTGTGATATTGAATGCTTTGAGAATATGTGGAAATACTTTCTCATGGAAAATACGTTGGTCTCCTTCAACCACACGACTCATAACGACAAGTTGTTGTGTCTGGGTGGATAACCCACCAAATGCTTCCGGAGCACCCTGCCATGCAGGAGTTACACCCCACATAGCTGCTACACGTTCTCTAATCTCCTGACGTACAGGTAGGTAGTCCATCTCCTGAAGGGTATGGAACAAACGTACCATATCTACTCTACCTCGTTGGTTACGGCTTGATACCGCTACCATTGGAATAAAATTAGGGTCTGCTTTCATATTTGCGGCTAGATTAGCTCGTTCTCTACGCAAACTCTCCGGGTCATCGGTATGTACCAGCAACATGGAAGAGGGCATCTTACGCTCAAAGAAATACCTGTAAAGATTCTTATCCATACCCATAAGGGTTAGTACTTTTTCAAAAATAGTTAGTATGGGTGACCATCCGTAAGTTTCGGATGGAGAGAATTTTGAAATATGTATTATTTCATCATCGAACAGATAAATATTAGTCTCTCTGTGACGATATCTGTACATCACGGCTATTCTCTCATGCCCCTTTGTACATTTTCCTTCTTGTTCGGCAACATCTGCTCTGTCTACCGGACAAACCCAATGAGAATTTTTCGGTAACCCTTTATTATCTAGATCAAATTCTACTAGTGCAGGATTCAATCTACGTATTTCCCTAACTTTAGATTTTATAGACTTATCTTTCTTATCTACATAATAATCTTTTACTAGATAAATAAAGGCATCATCTGTAGAATTAAGGTCGAAGTGTGCTTGTCTAAGCACCTGTTCTAAAGTTTGATCAAATACATTACAATCTTCTATAAAAGTTTTTAGTCTTTCTACCTCGCTGTAATTTGGATGCTCTGCGTCGGGCACCAGTTGTATACCCCTACGGAACACTTCATTAGTTATATGGTGAAGCGGTGCCCTAATTTCCTCCGCTGACATAGCTATAGTTTGAATATCTTGAACCAGTTGTTTGCGGTACGCCATCTGGTTGCGTATCCAACCATTCACAACTGTTTCAATTCCTAAAGTAGGAGTTCGCCCTGTTGCAGTCGAAGCA